CTTCTTTGACTCGGTCGTGTTGCTCCAACCGTCAATCGTTCTGAATGCTTCGTTGATCTCCCGCGCTTCCGCTTTACCCATATGCACAAGGTCGGCGTTGAAGCACTCCACCCAGATCTCCGCAGCTGATATCCTGTCACGTTCAACGAGCTTGATATCTCCGTCACCGTCCTGTGCGGCCGTACCATGCGAGCCCCACCACATACGGCGCTGATCTATGGTATACCTGTTCCAGTCCTCAGGAACACGTTTGCTTATGAACTCTCTTATCAGACCTATCTTAACAGATTCTTCCTTATGCTCCATCTGCTTAGCCTTAGCCATCTGTTCCAGATCTTCACTGAGGAACAGCGGCTCTCCGGTTATCCAGTACGCACGAGCTTCTGCCCACACCTGTGATATGATATGGTTGTTGAGGTCTGTGAAAGGACTTAACTTCTTGCGCTCCCTGCAGCAGTCAACAGGCCAGAACCTGCGCTCACCTGTGGGGTCTCTCAGGAACTCATCATCATTGGTTGAACCAAAGAATACACATTTACGCTGACGTTCTTCTGCGTTACGAGCGTATGCCGCACGGAAAATATCTGAGTTAAGCGAAAGGAACTGCTTGATACGTGCACTCTCTGACTTACGGAAAGCACCGAGCTCCGATATCTCTACAAGCCATACACCCTGCAGGAGCTCTGCTGCATCCTTACCCTCGAACGAACATATACTATCATTGAACCACCCGCGAGCCATACGGCGCAAGAGCGTTGACTTACCTAAGCCCTGCGAGCCTACGAGGATAAGCATATTATCGAACTTCACACCGGGAGTCATAGCGCGAGCAACGCCCGCTACGAACATCTTGCGTGTAACTGCTCTGGTGTACTCTGTGTCCTCAGCTCCGAGGTAGTCAATGAAAAGAGTATCTAATCTCTTCACTCCGTCCCACTGCAGACTGTTCAAGAAGTCCTGCACTTCGTTGAAGCTGTGCTGTGCCATGTACAAGCTCAATGCGCTATCTATATTACCTCTGCCTGCCTGATTATATCGTGCTTCCATAAACCAGTACAGACCGTTGGTATCTGCATCAGTCCACATTCTCCGTCCTGTGCTGCCGTCCCACGGCAGGGCTCCGAATATTTCTTTTCTTTCTGCGAAAGCGTTGTATGCGAACTTGTCTTTGATAAGAGGGTCATTATTCAGCACTATTAGATAGTTGTTGATAGTGTTTTTAAGGATATCACTGTTGACCTTGTATTCGAGCTCATCACGCCAGTCAGCAGTCAGATCGTCATCGGTAGGAGTTATCTGCTGTGCTGCAGCGGGTATGGACGCAGGTGCTGTCATGCCTGCTGTTGGTGCAGGTGCTGCCGCACTTGCTGTGCTCAGACCGCTGAAGTCCAGAGCCGCCGCCTGCTGTCTCTCCCTGTTGAGTGTAGCCCTGCAGCCCTTGTCCTGCTCTGCGAACTCGCACATTTTGTTGAACGAGGGCATTTTAGTGATAGGTGTATCAGGGCTCTTGTCCTCGTCCAGATCTCCGAACTTGTGCAGGCGCACCATATCAAAAGCATTGACAAGCTTCTCCGAGCATGGGTCTGTCGCATGATGCGAGAAAAGGAACTTACCATCATAGACTATCGCACCGCCTGTGGTAGAACCGCCCAGATAGGTGAACCTGTCGGGCATATTATCAACAGGCTCATATATACCGGGAAGAAAAGCAGCCATAGCCTGCTCGATAGAGTATGTACGGCAGAACGCTCCAACGGTACCTGTCTTTTCGAGCGGGTCTCCCTGCTTGACTGCGAGAGCCTTGTGAGATACAGCACCGGGCACCTGCGGCCATGAGCTGACGTTGTGCCAGTCTGCATATGTACCGAGCACCATGTCAGCGGAGATAAAGGGTGCATCTTTGGTCTTGTAGAAGTACTCTGTGTCTGAGCACTTAGACGGCCAGTACATCAGGCGTGATACATCGAATGTGGTCTTATCGGCGCACTCAATGCCTATCTGCTGTGCTATACGCCTTGCAATAGGCTCGTATTCATCAGGCGTTACAGTTCTGTCAAGCGGAAGGATAACACGTAAGCGGGGCTTAGCTGCCGTGTGCTTACGTGTGCTGTAGATGCAGTAACTGCAGTTCAGAGCATCGGTCTTAGCTGCTATTGTGTCTGCACCCCACCCGGGGATATTATCGAAGTCAAGTGTTATGATATCTCTGCCGAGCACGTTAGCAGCCTTACGGCGCGTGCCGTTCAGAGTGCCACCCACGAAGCCGCCTATGTCCTTCAAATTGTCCTGCTGTGTCTTGGGCATACTCATGTACTCTGCATGGGTCTCCGTGCCTACAATTGGCTGTGTGAGCCTTGCATACAATGCTGAGACTGTTGTATTCTCCCGCCGCCACATCTTACTGTTACGGCTGTTACCTACCGATATAACTATCTGCCTATCCGGCATGACTGATACACTCCTTTATGTTAAGCCCTCACCGAAGCAAGGGCGTTATATTCTTAATAGCCTGCGCTGTCGTCTTTCAGCCGTTCTTCCATTCGCTCTAACTTCACGCCGCGCCAGTACATCACGCGACCATAGTTGCCGAACATGATCTTTAACTGCTGCATCATGATCTCAACGTCCGCCATTTCCTCAGATATATGGTTGATATCACCCTTATCTCTCAGATGCTTGCTCAGCTCCTTGATGAGCTCGGACAGCTCTTCCATAGCAACGATGATCTGAGCATCGGTGCCGTTCTTCTTGATAGTGTCGAGAAGTATCTTAGTATCCCACTTATCCGTTTCAATGAGTGTCTGTCTGTGGAAGAGTGGGCTTTCATACTTCTCGAACCTTGACATATCTACTTTCTTTTCCATGTTACCAGTCTACCTCCAATACCGCATCGGGGAATGCTTCACACCGTGCTATCAGTTCTTTGAGAATGACCGCTATCTCTGCGGTCGTTATGAATGCTCCGTTGATGAAGTCAGCGTAACTGCACTTCGCGGAACGTTCTGTCAGCTCCTGCAGAGCCGTCCGGAAGATAGGCAGCATATACTTGACTGATCTGCACGCCCACCGGGACGGATACTCACCGCAGAGCTCTTTCAGGAGCTTGCCTGCATTACCGTCAACGTGCATATACTTCTGACCGTTGTACTCGTGAAGCGTGCCCTTCATGCCGCCTGCCGCCCACGTCCAAAAACCTATACTGTATATCATGGTTCTGTGTCCTCCCGCTTGGTGTGCTCTATCTTCCGCTTCTCTCCGTAGCGGGTATTAAGTACCACCTGACAGCTGCACCGTGGGCAGTCCGTGCACTCGTAGTACTGCGAGCTGAGGTTCATCACGCTAACCGGAACAAGGTACACATCTTCTTTGGTGGGCTTTATCCGTTCACCACATACTCCGCATCGTATCATCGTTTCTCCTCCTGATTTAATAACTGACCCGCAAACTCACCGAAATACATCTGCTCTGCTTTGCGTCTCACGCTTGTTGCTTCTTCGAGAGTTGCAAATGTGCCTAGATGATGTCTGAAACCGTTAGATCTTATCTGGGCGACGTATTTACCTCTTGCGTTCTTGTATACTCCTAACACGCCAGTTTTGTTGCGCGGCGATTTGTGCCTGTTACAGCTATTCTGCTGATATGTACAGATTCTAAGGTTGCATCTTCTGTTATCTCTCTTGTCACCGGATATGTGGTCTACGCACAGCCCCTGCGGGCAGTTCATGAGAAAAGCGTGTAGCCGTTTTCCAGTTTTCACATTGACCACGTAGCCTGTGCTATCAATACTCCAATATAGGTCTTTGATTGCATCAATATCTCGGGTGTCAATGATAAAGCTTTCGGAGTTAGTCGTGAACACCCTCGTGCACTCGCCTAAAACCTCGAATCTGTTTGTTTTTCCTATTAGCTTAGACAGGTACACATTTCGCATACAACCACATGATTTTGTTTTACCACTTACGAGGTGCGTAGCCCGAATGCTTTTGATCTTGCCGCATTTGCATCGGCACACCCACCTCGCAGAAGGTGTTCCACCAGGTGTCCTGTATGGTGTATCCTTGTGTAACACTGTCAGGTCTCCGAATTTACGCCCTGTTAAGTCAAGTTTTGGGAGCGCCAATATTCTATCACCTCTCTGTACATTCTTCGTTCAAAAACTGCTGTATGCAGGTCTTGCAGTCTGTCGTGTAATCTTCTGTCGGTATGCACTTAGGCATTTCAGCGCCTACAAGCTTTATCGGGCATACATCAATGCCCTTTTCACGCATGGTTATCATCAGATCGTAGGCATTACGCCGCTCGATGTATCTCTCACGATTTCGCATTGTCGCTATCCTCCTCATGTTCCTGCTTCGCCCACTCAGCTATACCCTCTGCGCAGTCGCAGTAATCACAGTGTCGCAGATCACGATGTACACACACGGAGCATGATACATCTAAGAGCTTACCGAGCTCCTCATGAGGAAGAGTTGCAAGCCATTCCTGATTAGTCATGTCCTGCACCTCCTAACGACTGCTTGTAGGTACATACTGCGTACATAGCGAGCTCCCAGATATCTCTAAGACCGATTATTGAATCATCGGTGAGCACCGCCCAGTCATGGTTGAACGGTGAAGCATTGAGCCGAGGTATTTCCTCGTACCGCCATGTGTCATAGTCCTTGCCGTCCTCTATGGCAGTGATAGCATTTTCATAGCAGTGTTCCAGTCTACTCATTGTCGTTACCTCCGAACATCTTTCTCAGCTCAGCTTTTCTTTCAGCTTTTCTTTTCCATCTTTCGGCTTCTGTCTCTACGCTCACTATTATGTTTCCTATACCGCATAACATAGGAAGCATAATCAATATAGCTCTGTCAATGCAGAATCGGTTCAAGCATATGCTAGTAATCAGAAGCCCGACACCAATAATCAGCTGTATAATACCAGAGACAAACTTATCCATATGTCTTATGCGCATCGTATATCACCGCTCCATTGTTATTGGTGTGCCTACGGTTCCAACGCTGCCGCTGCTGTCGGTCGGCTTGAAGAACTCCCCGGGCATGGGGAACATATATCTGAACATCAGATAGTTGGCAGCATCTACAAGGTGCTCCGTGTTGTGGTCTTTCTTGAAAGCAACTATACACAGCTCAGCTGTGGCGAGTGCATCAACTCTGCCGCTTGCAAAGTTATCCCGCGCGGGTCCGTACTTGTAGTGTGATACCTCTATCCGAGCCTTGCGCTCCTTGTCGAACTGCTCGCTATAACTACTCTTTAAAACGTTGTCCATCGTTCATACTCCTTTTCTCAATCAGTTCCTCAGCTTCCTTGTTCTGAGGTATTCCCAGTACATCATTACAGAGCCAACAATGTGGGTCGAAGTCTGACACCCACCTGCAGCCGCAGAGCCTGCACTTGAAGCATGGGCGCTTACCTTTCTGCTTCTGGGGCTTGTCCTTTTTCTTCTTACCCATGCCGTGCTCTCCTGTTCCAGACGTTCACGACTGCCTTTTCAGTTTTATATTCCTTGTGGGTGCCTGCTCCACATGAACAAGCTATACGATAGTAGCGCATTGTCACCTCTCCGCGCCAGTCTTTCAAGCACCGCTTCTTTATTGTGACCTCACGTCCGCAGAAAGGACACGGCAGAAGTCCGTTGTTTGCTGTTGTTTCATTCATTCGCTATACCTCCATCTTATAGCCACAATGTGGGCAGTATGATGTTGTTACAATATGCTTATGGTTATTATCAAGTGGTGCAGTTCCACCGCAGTGCGAGCAGTAGTACTCTTCTCCACGCTGTACCCAGCAGGCTCCTTGCTTCATCAAGTCTGACAGTCTGTAAAGTTCAACGTAGTCACCGTCTGTCACCTCATGCTCCAGATCTAAGGCTTTGATAACAAGTGCGTATATATCCTCTTCCCACTCTTTCGCGGCTTCGATAATTTCATCGAGAGTGAACTTGCCGCGAGTTTTTCCTATACACAGTTTCCAGATGCCCTGATTATCATAGTCTGAATGCGTTTCAATACCTCGTTTCATTCGTTGCCACCGTCCATTCTCAT